CGGCATGGAGGCCCTTGGTAGAGGTCAAGACCTGACCAAGTTGAACATGCTCCTTCAGAACCTCGCTCCGCTTGGGCCTGAGGTCATCGCGCAATATCTCAGCGTGGGTGACTATATCACCCGAGTTGCGACTTCTCTTGGTATGGACACCAACGGTCTCGTCAGGTCTGAGCAAGAAGTCCAAGCCGCTCAGGCGCAAGCGCAGAACCAAATGGCGATGCAAGGGATGGTCGAGAAGCTCGGCCCCAAGGCTATTGATATGGTCCGCGACCAAGTGAAACCAAGTGGCAAAGCCGCGTAAACCAACTATTAAAACCCCGCCGAAGGTGGAGCCTCAACATAAGGCTCCTACTGTCACCCCTTCGAGCATTCAAGAGGCCCCGAAAGTTAACCGCTTTCGGGGCCTCGTCTATTTCAGCGATAGCTAATGACCGAGAAAATTAACTTCGGCGAATCGACCCCGGCGGAGACTCCCGCCCCTGAAGGTCACGCCGAACGCATGGCCGCGAAGTACGAGGAGGCTCAAGCCAAGGCTGGAGCCCCGAACAGCGGTCTCCCGGCTGAAGAAGCCGAACGCCCGGCGTGGCTCCCCGAGAAGTTCAAGACCCCGGAAGACCTCGCAAGCGCCTATGCCGAACTGAGCAAGAAGCTTGGTCAGGGCGGTGCGGAGACCCCTCCGGCCACTCCCCCTGCCGAGACCCCCGGCGAGCCCGCTCAGGAGGCCCGTGAGGCGGTCGAGAAGGCTGGCCTCGACTTCGACGCCTACGTCTCCGAGTTCGCCGAGAAGGGCGCTCTGAGCGCCGAAACGTATGCCGCCCTGGAGAAGGCCGGTATCCCGAAGGCCGTCGTTGACGGCTACGTTGAAGGGCAGGTCGCCCGCGCCGAAAAGATGACCGCCGAAGTTCAAGGCGTCATCGGTACGGCCGAAGAATACCAGCGCACTATTCAGTGGGCCGCTACGAACCTGAGCCCCGCTGAAGTCGAAGCCTTTAACAAGGCCATGGACTCCGGCGACCTGGGCCAAATGAAACTCGCCGCGTCGGGGCTGAAGTCTCGCTTTGAGACCGCCAACGGACGCGAGCCCGCTACGAACATTCAAGGGGGCGTCACCGGCCCCGCCGTGGCCCCGTTCGGCTCTCGTGCCGAAGTCACCCGCGCCATGAATGACCCCCGATACCGGACGGACGAAGCCTATCGGGCTGAGGTCTACCGGCGTCTCGACGCAACCAAGACTTTTTAAGGTAACCAATGGCGACCCCTAAGCTTCAGAACCAACCTCAGGCGATTACCGCCACTATCGCGAACGCCGCGAGTCTTAGCGGTATCGTAGACCTTGGCGCCACTCGCCTTGTCGGCATTGTCATTCCGGCGGCGTGGACCGCTGCTAACCTGACGTTCTCGGTCAGCCGCGATGGGGTCACCTTTGTTGACCTCTATGATAACTTCGGTGCGGAATACACCGTGACTGTCGGCGGCGTGAACCGGCGTGTCCTCGTCCCCTATTCCGACTTCTTCGGTGTTCGCTGGCTGAAGGTCCGTTCGGGTACTTCGGCGACGCCAGTAAACCAAGCGGCTCAGCGCGACCTTATCCTTATCTCGGCTCCGTAAGATGAGACGGCGTTTCCATAAAAGGGTGACCCTCTTCGGAGGTCAACCGTTCGCGCCTACCGCCAATCTCGCAATTGACTTCCTCACGAAGAGGTTTCGCCAAACGCGCACGCGCACTAACTTGCTTCTGTGGTCTCAGGACTTTTCTAACGCGGTATGGCGCAAATCGGTCGGAGACAGCGTTGCGGTTGACACCGTAGTCGCCCCGAATGGGACGCTAACCGCGGACGCTTACACCTGGGCCACTTCGACTAGCGATTTTGGTTACCTGTCGCAACGGGTCCCCGGCGTCAACGCGACCGGACAATTCACCTATTCAATTTGGGCCAAGGTTCCGAGCGGGACCAAAAGCTTTTCCGTTCAGATTAGTGACGTCAGTACGACTACGAAATCTAGCTCGGTGTTCACGCTCACGACGACTTGGCAACGCGTGACGTTCACCGTTACCCCTGGACAACTGACCAATAGCGGACAAATTGCCGTTGGTCATATGGGTTTAAACCCCGGCGACGTTGTTCACTTCTGGAACGCGCAACTCGAAGCCAACCCAGTTGCCTCCGCTGACCTTCGGTCTGACGGGACGCAAGGGAGTGTCTTTGAGAACGCTGTTGGTCATGTGGACGGGAACGCGGCGGACCTGGGGGGCCTCTATGGTTGGCTGTTCTCTCGCACCGGAAGCGGTCTCGCGGATACTGCGTCAGGCGCTTATCAGAGCTTCGCGACCAACGTACCCCGCATCACCGACAAGGGGCTATTGATAGAGGAGACGCGAACTAACGTCATTCGCAACTCTGATGCTCGCATCGGTGCTGTCGCGGGAACGCCGGGAACGCCTCCGACTAACTGGAGCATATCCGCTGGCGGCGCTGGTATGAGTCGGCAGGTTGTAGGTACTGGCGTTGAGAACGGGCTACCGTACATAGACGTTCGTTTATTCGGCACGAACAGTGCAGGTTCCACGCAGTTCCCTTCGATTACGCCAGAACAAAGCGCGGCGGGTACAAGCGGACAAACGTGGACAACGGCGATAACGGTGTCGCTGGTTGGCGGGTCTACGGCGGGGATTACTGGCGGTCTCGTGCAGATCAATACCGCCGAATACGACAACTCGCCTAGCTTCGTAACCGGTAGTGTCACGGCCTTTGCTCCGTCAGCAACGCCTCAGCGTATCGCTCACACGCGAACTCTGAATAACGCAGCCACGACCATTGTGCGGGGCTACGTGAACTTTCCCGTACCTAACGGAAACAGTTACGATATCACTTTGCGGGTCGCTGGCCCGCAACTAGAACAAGCCACGTTCGCAACCTCCCCTATCATTACCACTGGCGCGAGCGCCACGCGCGGTGCGGACGCCGTTTCTCTTACGCACAACTTCGGGCCTGAGGGGACGCTGTTTATCCGCTACCGTCCGCTGATTAGCAGCACCCAAGCCGTGCGCCGGTATCTTCTGAACCTCAATGATTTGAACAACAACCGCTTTTCTGTTCGTTCAGCCGATGCGTCCGGTCGTTACCCTCAGTTCGCTTACGGTACTGGCTCGGCCGTAATTGGTCTCGTTCCCGCTACAGACCAAGTTGTCGGCTCGGTGAACAAGGTTGCGGTTGCGTGGTCAGCAACGGCGGCAACTGGACAGGCAATCTCACTTAACGGCGGGTTGATAAAAGATACTACCGCCGCCGCCGCGCCAAGTTTCGCAGCGAACCCTAGCGCTTTCCTCGGAGCCGTTGACGGTGCGGGGAATAACTGCGGGAGCTTGGTAATCGAGAGGATCGACTATTACCCGACTCGATTGTCAGACGCGCAACTTCAGACGCTTACCCAATGATTCAGAACTGCCAACTGGATAGTCTCGCACCGGACGACCTCGGCCGCATCCGCTGGAATGCGACCCCGGAGCTACTGGACGAATACCCCGCCCTAGCCGCCTATCAAGTCAACCCGAGCCCCCTCGAAAGGGTTTGGGCTGGCGATGACCCGGCTGACCCAACCCTTACCGTCGCGTTGCGCTTCGATACTGCCGAAGAGGCAGGAACCGCGCTCGCGCCCTTCAATATCTGAACTGAGCACCCTCTCATGGATTACCTCGCTTGGCTTCAAGCCCATGCGGGCGACCTCTTCGCCGCCGTGTTCGGCCTTCACGCCCTGGCGGTCGCTATCGTCAACCTGACTCCGACCCCGGCTGACGACGAACTCGTTGGCAAGTTCTATAAAGCCGTTGAGTTCCTCGCCGGTATCTTCCACTATAACGCGAAGATGCTTCCCGGCGAAGAAGACTAATGCTCTGGCTCTCGAAGCTGCTAGACCTTATCCTGACCGTACTCACCTTCTGGAAGTCTCAAAAAGACCAACAGGCGGCTCAGGATAAGGTCGAGCTTGAGGCACGCCGACAAGCTGACAACATTCAAGAGCGTTCCGATGAAATCGATACGGAAGCTCGGACTCTTCCTTTGCCTGATTTGGCTAACCGGATGCACGACTATCAGCGCGACTAAACCGCCCGAATGTGTTTGGGCGAAGCCTATTACCTTTTCCAGCAAAGACACTGAAGAGACCACGCGCGAGATTTACGCGCACAACGAGAAATATTCTGAGTTCTGCCAGCATAAGAAGCTGAAAGGCTCATAAGTCTACACTCTGAAAACTCACGCAAAGACCCTTGGCCGCTGCGGCGACACCCTTGCGCGTCGAGTCATGAGGTTTCGGGGAAGAGAGACACCTTCCCTCTAATCTCCATTTCAAGATTCAAATACTATGGCTAACGCTACCCCGACTCGCATCGGTCAAATTAACGGTGCGGGTTCCGTTGACGCCCTCTTCCTGAAGGTGTTCGGCGGTGAAGTCCTGACGGCTTTCGAAAACAAGACCGTCACCATGGGCCGTCACCAAGTCCGCACCATTTCCCAGGGTATCTCGGCTCAATTCCCGGTTACCGGCCGCACGTCTGCCGCCTACCACACCCCCGGCACGGAAATCACCGGCCAAACCATCAACGATGCTGAGAAGGTCATCTCGATCAACGACCTTCTGCTGACCTCGGTGTTCATTGCGAACCTCGATGAAGCCAAGGCTCACTTTGATGTGCGTTCGATCTATTCGAGCGAAATGGGTATCGCCCTGGCGAACCAAATGGACAAGCACGTTCTCCAGACGTTTGTTCAGGCGGCTCAGGCCGCGACCCCGACCATTACCGGTCAAGCCGACATGGTTGGTACCGTCCTCACGGACGCCAACGCTGGCACTGTCGCTGACAACCTCATCGCCCAAATCTTCGAAGCCGCTCAAGCCCTGGACGAAAAGAACGTCCCCGAAGAGGGTCGCTGCGTCTTCCTGAAGCCGGACCAATATTACCTGCTGGCGAACTCCTCGAAGGTCATCAATGGTGACTGGGGTAACGCCGGTAACGGTTCGACCGCTTCGGGTCGTGTGCTGCGTGTGGCTGGCATTGAGATTGTCAAGACCAACAACCTCCCGCAAGCGAACGTGACCTCTGGCTCGGTTGGCGCGGGTACTTCGGACCGCCAGATTGTGAACGCCGCGAACACTGTCGCGATTGTGGCGCACCCCTCGGCTGTCGGTACCGTCAAGCTGATGGACCTCGCGGTCGAGTCGGCTTATGACATTCGCCGTCAAGGTACTCTGCTCGTCGCGAAGTACGCGATGGGTCACGGCGTCCTGCGGAACGAAGCCGCCGTTCAAATCAAGACCGCCTAAGGTCTAACCGTCCTTTTAACTGGGGGTCTCCTTAACGGGAGGCCCCCTTTTTTTCGTCCTTACGGAACAAGAATGGCCGCCCTGTCCCTTACGCCGACCACCGAACTTGAAGCCGTCAACGTTCTTCTCGAAGCTATTGGCGAAGCTCCGGTTAACTCCCTGGTGGACACCGGCCTTCCCGAAGTGACGAGGGCGCGGCGCTTCCTCCATAACGCCTCCCGAGCCATGCAACTCAAAGGTTGGGGCTGGAACACCGAAGCGTTCCTTCCGCTGACCCGAGACGTGAACAACAACATTCCCCTGCCGCTGAGCACCTTGAAAGTCGATACCGTTGGTGAAGACGAAAGTATCGCCGTCGTGCAGCGGGCAGGTAAACTTTATGACCCCGTGAACCACACCTTCGAGTTCGAGAGAGATTTGAAGGTGGAGCTTGTCGGGTTTCTGTCCTTTGAAGACCTCCCCGAAGCCGCGCGCTATTACATTACCTGTCGCGCCGCGCGCCAGTTTGCCGCGTCCATTGGCTCGCAAACTCTAGTCCAATTCACGGCCCGTGACGAACAAGACGCTTGGTTTGCTCTGTTGCAAGAGGAAGCCGAAAGCTCGGACTTCAACATTCTCACTGGCAGCGTTGATGTTATCAGGGTGCTTGACCGCTAATGCTCGTCTCCTCGCCTATCCCCAACTTCCTCAACGGGGTCAGTCAGCAACCCGACACGCTCCGTTCGACTAATCAGGGCGAGCTTCAAGAGAACGGTTATAGCTCTCCGGTTGAGGGTTTGCTGAAGCGTCCCCCGTTCCGGCACAAAGCTAAGATTAGCACCACCACTTACGGTGACGTGTTCGTCCACATGATTAACCGTGACGCCGTAGAGCGTTACGTTGTGGTCGTGTCTAACGGTGACCTGAAAGTCTTCGACCTCGCCGGTACTCAAAAGACCGTCAACTTTCCTGACGGGAAGACCTACCTCAACCACGCGACCCCCTCAACGGGCTTCTCTGCGGTCACCGTGGCTGACTATACGTTCATTGTGAACAAGAGCGTCGTAGTCGCCCAAGACTCCGCGTCGGTTTCCCCGGCTGTCACCATCAAGGGGCTAGCTTGGGTCAAGCAAGGTGGGTTCAACGTTACCTATACGCTGACTCTTGACGGGGTGACGGGTACCTATTCGACTCCGAACGGGGTCAACCCTGGCCCTGACGGTCCTCTTCAAAAGACTGATTACAGCGCCGGTCAGTTGGTTACCTCGCTGACGACCGCCCTCGGAGCCTCTGCGTCCAACTACCTGATTAATGCTGTCGGCTCCCTAATCTCGGTGAACCGGGTCAA